CATGGTCTGATTCTAAACCCAAATCTACGCAAATCTTCTATGCTTTTAGGCTCTGCTGAATCGGCTATGGTTTCCCATCGCTTGTAATCCTTTAACCGTTCTGCTAGGTCTGAATTGGTCAGTTGAGTTTCGTACAGTATTTCGTTAATCCATATCTTGTCATCGTACTCGCACACCTCCACAAATGCAGTAGGGTCGTTAGAAAAGCCCCAGTCTAAACCGTAGCCCTTCCACTTGAAGTTATCAGGCATCTTGTCCACTTGCTCCCAATTGTTGAAGATAGTTCCTTGCAGACTACCTACCTGACCCAATCCGTACACTTTCCACCAGTTCTGCCAATAAGGGTCATCCTTGTACTGAGCAGCTTCTATTTCTTTAACTATCGCGGGTTCTAGTGCCTCGTTGTCCTTGTAGGTCAATATCACAAAGTCCGTATCGGGCTGACCAATCAACTCTTTATGCGCCCAGAATTCAGAAGTAGGGTTATAGTCAATGTAAATAAACCTACGTGTACGGATAGCCATTTGATGGTACGCCTCCCAAGACACGTTATTAGCTTCGTTGACAAATAGCACATCGCGCCTTGCACCTCTCAGCTTATCGGACTGGTCTGCGCTAAAGAACTCGATAAACGAACCGTTGCTGAAATGATACGTTAGTGTTGACTTGTTGAAATTGCTTTCAATGGGGTTGCCAATTGACTGCATTATCTTAACAAAGTCTCTAATAGCACCCCTACGCAAGTGTGGTATTGATTCCGATACGATTGATATTTCAACGCCCTTGTTATGGGTCGCGTACATTATCAGGATAGGAATAATAGAGAATGTCTTACTGGAAGATGTACCGCCCTGAACAACCCTTACACGCTTTCTAAGGCGTTTTATCTTCGCTTGGGCTGTTGTTTTCTTGAACATCTATATCAAATGGTTTGAACGGGCTTATCTCTCCCGTTACGTGTGTCTCGCTTTTCTCTGTTAAGCCGTTGAGCCTTGCCGTTAGGTTGCTGTTGTAGTGATTTACCATAGCACCGTCTATCTGTTCAGCCCTTACAGCCTTACGTATACGCGATATGATTCCCCGATAATCGTCATACGCCCCCTCAGGATTATCAAAATAGTGGTGTATTGTAACCCCATTATCATAGCCAAAAGTATAGAACCCGTCAAGCGTCAAAGGTCGTTCAATAGGCGTGTGTTTTGTCTCTCCATCGCGCCCTACATACTCAACTTTGATACGCGGGTTTTCCTTAACCTCTTTTTTATAGGCTTGGAATAGTTCCCACATCTTCTCAGGTGTCTCTATGTATTTGTGCTTTGCCATCACTTACTAAATATAACTCAATTGCTTTTTGTTAGTTGCTTGATGAGTTCAGAATAACCTTCCTTTGCTTTCTGGAGTTCTTCGTTCTTCATTCTGCGGTATTCGCTATCCTCGCCAACGTCATCGCCTTTGTGTTTGCTAGGCGCGTCTTTAAGATAGCCGTTGATATATCCTTTGTTCTTGCATCTTAATGCGTATGCACTATCCCACAGTCCGTATTTTGACCATTCGTTAAAGTATCCGACCGTTTCAAGTAGAGAACGTCTGAATACCCAAGTACCGAACGGTGAACCTTGCGTTACCTTTAAACCGTTGTGCGTTTCCTCTAGCTTTTCATCGCGCCAATCAAACCCCACCAATCCTACCTTGTGGTCCTGTAGTTCTACGATGGCTTTCTTTAACCATCCTTTAGGTAGCTCGATGTCATTTCCAGCCACTACGATGTAATTGCCTTTGCAGACCTCCATCATTCGATTATGGCTTTGAGCGTTGCCTATGTTCTCTTTGTTGTCATAGAAGCGCGTAGCGAAACCTTGCGCCCAATCTTTTATTTCCTGTTGTGTTGAACCGTTGTCTGAAATCATTATTTCGTCAATCGGAAAACCAGCTCTTCGGATATTTGCCTCTGTTATGTTGACCGTCTTTGGAAAGCGGTCTATCGTGTTCATTAAGTAACTTACCATCTTGCAGGGTTTCCGTATGCTGTTGTTAATGCTGGTATGTCTTTTGTCACTACGCTACCCATTCCAATGGTAACTTCTCTTTCTATTGTAACTCTGTTGCGTATTATCGCGCCTAATTTGATTTTCGAGCCATATCCGATACGACAATAACCGCCAAGAATAACGGACGTGCATATCTCGCAGTTGTCGTAAATCCTTACATGATGCCCAACGTGTGAATGAGCCATTAAAATGTTGTTGTCACCAATGACCGTAAACTCGTTTTCTTCGTATGGTCGTTGAATAGTTACGTGTTCGCTGATTGTGTTGTTGTTTCCTATTATAACTCCACCTTGAAAAGCGTCTGGCTCTGTGTTTCTCATTTCACCGTTAGAACCAATGACAGCATAAGCACCAATAACGTTACCCGTTCCCATCGTTACCGCGTCCGTTACAATAGCGGTCTTGTGAATCCAATTACCGTCAACGTTTATGTAGTCGTAATCATATAGATTCATATCGCTTTAGCTAACTGTTTAATAGACCCTGAACAAGTCCAGCAAGTATTTGATTTCTTACCATGTTTTAACTCATAGGCTTTTTCAAATCGTTGCCGCCTATCCATTGGAATATGTCCAGCGAATTGATTGTGCTTTAATTGAAAAAGCACCTCCCTATCCTTGTCTGTTAAAACATCGTTCCCCATAGCCTATGTAGTAGTTGTCTTGTAAAGATAGCAAATCCTATGAATTGAATAGAGTGGAATACTGGATAGCTTGTATGCGTTTCCAACAACGTAGAAATAACAGATACCCAAAACACTACGCACAACTCACAGTTGAACGGTTTGCGGTCTATTACTTTCGTTGCTTGATGGATAGCCAAACTGACAACGGCAAGACTAATTGATATTGTAATCAGTTCTATCATTGATTATCTTCTTTGCTTCTTTTACGGTCTTGTGAATTGACACGTGATTGATGCCCGTGCAAAGTTCAACGTTTCGATAGCTACCACACTCGAAGTATGTTTTCAACGCCTCCCTTTTGTACCACTCATCTTTCGTAAAAATCTTGTCAAGCTCGTTCCAGAGTTCATCAGCCTTCGGGTCGTATTGGAGTTCGTTCTGAAAGCGTATTTCGTTTTGGTCTATGTATCTGTCGGAGTAAAGCTTCCAAAACGTGCCGTTCTTTGACGTCATGTTAATCATGGTTCTAACGCACCAAAACTCGAAGTATGATGAAACGTCCTTCTTCTGCTCTAGTAATGCAAGCGCAACCTCTTGAATCAAATCTTCGTGGAGTTCACCCGTTAGTTTCAATGCAAGGCTACGCAAGGAAGCGTTATTAAGAAGCTGTTTGCACAATTCATCCATTGCGTCAAATATACAAAAAAGCCCCAACGTATGTCAGGGCTATCACTTGCTGCACCATTCTATCTTCGCAAGTGTTTGAATGTGGGATTTTTGTCAAGATGATTCCCTACAACTATTTCATTTTACAACCTGTACTAAAGAATATTAAAACGATTCTTTAGTAGGGCGTTGTAGGTAATACTACAAATCAATCTTATTTCCACAAGTGCAAGTAAATATTAGTTCTACTCCCATTGTGTGTTGTGCTATTGCATAGGCAGTCTTTTTATGTATGGTGTTGCACTTGCTACAATGAAACTCATAAGGATCTAATTCACGAGTAGTTGTTTCAGTCACCGTACTACCTACAACATTATGTATAGTGCATGGCTTGTTTTTATTTTCAGTCGTATTTTTCATAATCAAATTTTTACCAGTTTATTAAGTTAGTGGCATTTATTGGGTAGCCACGACACCATACATTTAGCGTTGTAAAACATAAGCCTACTCGCTTTTGAACTCGTGGCTTTTACAGGTTTCATTAAATACTTGCAAGGTGTCCCAAGGCGTAAAACTTCCTTTGTCAAAATCCTCTTTTGTCCATTTTGGATGTTCACAATGTAGGTGTGTCAGTTTATCAATTTTGAATTGACTCCCTGCGTGTTTGCAGTTGTGGCATCGTGGTTTTTTATATGCTCCCATCGCTCAAAACTTTTTGTAAGATAAAATAAATAACATTAAAACGATTATTTAGTAAGCCGTTAGGCGCAATTAAGCCGTTTGCTTTCAAGTTTATTTATCACTTTAACCCATTGGCTGCTTTCAATATCCATAGCTTCATCTGCATATCCTTCGTCTGCAAACTCTTTAAACTTCTTTGCTAATTCTATTGCAGCCAATACATTATCACTTTCTGACAACTTACCTGTATATGGGTTGTGGTCAGAAGATTTCATAATTAAGTTTACTAATTTTCTCGTTGTCATAATTTTAAAAATAACTGCGCCTAACATTGTATATAGTTAATGCGCCAATGAAGGTTAGTGCTTAATTAAATCATTTGTGGTAGGCGCACTAACCATATACCTACCCGTTGTCAACAAATAATCTCACCACCTTCATTCAGTAGCTTTTCCGCTAACTTCAATTCGTAATCAGTAGCACCTCTAGTAAAGTGTATAACGTCATACTTGTTAGGTATGTACCTAGCGAACTCAATAAAAGGCTCAACAAAGATGTGATGATATTGCAACCCTTGACTTTGCCAATACTGATTCTGTTTCGGGTTAGGGTCAACTGCTGTTTTGTTAACCCGTCTTAAATCCTCACGGTGTACGCTTTGGAAAATTACAGGGTCGTAACCAATTTGGAGGTATTCGTTAGATTCTATTTTCATTTTAGTGCTTTTGCTTACGTTCAGACCAAATGCGCTCAATGCTTTTCTTTACAAATCCAGCGAAAACCTCGCTATTGGAAGGGTCTTTTTGAGCTTCAATCGCGTAAGTGTGCATTTGGTTTAGCAACTTACGGAAAAGTTTATTTTCAAAAGATTTGTTTACTTTTTTTTCAGATTGTTCACTTATAGGTTGATTTCCATTCGGCTCAACGCAGAAACCACAGGTCTGTTTGTCCTGTTGCATTTCATCCCAGCATTGTAGAAAGGCTTGTCTTTCGTATTCACGAACATCTAATTTACCCCACCCAGTTAATATACCTGTCTTGTCAGGAAACAACTCCATAGCCCTAGCTTCTGCTTGCTCTCTTGTTTTCATCCGTAAGTCTCTTTGAAGTATTGTTCACCTAATTTATCAGGACTGAAGCCATCGTTATCTAAATTACCACAATTATAAGCCTCCTCAATCTGCTCCCGGTTCTTTTCGAGTAGTTTCATTTCCTTGATGTCATTTAAAACCATCTCTAATAAGTATTGAACTGCTGGTGATTTAGATTTTTTCGCTTCTTTTTCATACTTATCAATCAGCAGTTGTATAGCTGTCTTTTTCATCTCTCTTCAATTAGTAACATTAAAAATCTATACCTTCGTTTTTTAGAGCTTTTTCGTATCTGTAATCTTTACCGAAGATTGAAGTTCTTGTTTGGTCAACATCTGGTATTTTGTTCAATTTTATAAGACTTTCTCCATATATCCATAAGAGTGCCCTAACGTCAGGTTTACTACCGTGAACTTTCAATCCACCGTTATACCAGTATGAGTGATCTCTTAGCTTGAAGCCAATTTTAGTTCTCTCTTCTTTTATAATATCATCGGTCACTCCGAAAATATTTGCTAAACCTCTTATTATTCCTTTCATCTCTCTCAATTTCTAATTCGTTTGCTGGCTTGCAGCAGAATTTAGCCAAGTGTTTCAGTTTGTAGTTTTTCATGTCGTTTCTTTTGTTTGGTCAAACCTATAAAACTATTTTGATTCTGCAAAATATTTAAACGTTTTCAATCAGGAAATTGATTCGCTTGTCCTTAACCTTCATCTTGTCAACCACTTCTCTATATGAGTGGATAGCCGTAGTGTGATGAACCCCTACAACATTGCCCACATCTTGCCACGTCATATCTGAAAACCTTTCTTTAACCATGTATAGAACAAATTGACGGGCAACAACTATTTCGCGTTTACGCTTCTTGCCTTTTATTTCTTCGATAGGTATTCCCGTAACCGTTGAAACTCGATTAATTATGTTTTCAATTTCTGACTCAACGTTAACCGTTTCTTTTAGTATTTCCTTAGTAATCATTGCAAATGTCGTTAACGTGCATATTATCGCTAGATATATCATTTCCTTCTGTCTTTTCCTTTAACACCAATCAAATTGAACATTTCTTCGTAACTCATAGCTTGCTCTTTATGTAATTCTCAACCGTCCTGTGTTTCCTTCCATCAAAATTATCTTCAAACCTGTTGGTCTTTATTTTCTCAATCTTTTCAACCTGACCGTTTTCTAAAAGATATTCATAAGCCATGTTCACAGGAGCATTGATTAACTCACCTTCTTGTTTAAACCACTTAGAACATAACTCATAAGCCTCTAAAGGCGTTATTGTTTTCGTTTGCGCTTCAGGTAATTGGTTGTAATTATACCCCTGTGGTCTAGCCGTTGAATCTCTTTTCCATTCCTTGTAAGCCGTTAGAACCTGACCAACTACGTTAACGCTTAAATGTTGCCCGAATGTAGACGGGTTGATTCTTTTGCCGTCTAACCATAGCTCTCGCTTTACGGCTAATTTAAAAGCCTCAGTTACTTGCGCCCCACTGAATTGATATTCTTCGTTTATAAAGTCGTTAATCAATTTCATTAAAGCCATTCCCGATTTGTCTTCGGGGAACTGATTGCATCCTACCAACATCGGCAGGGCTTTGATTGTTGTTATTAGATTGTACATTTCCGTATAGTATTTCGTTAATTGTTTCTGCGTCTATTGCTTGCATTATTTCTCGTGCCTCCTTGTCTTCTTGGGTTTCTACCTTCTGCTCCCCTAAATGTTTTAAGGTGTTCAATAGCGTAGACTTCCAGTTCTTAATCTTACGTGGAGACTTGCCGCCAGTTTTCCATCCGTTTACCTTCCAAGATTCGTATTTCAATTTAACAGCTTCTTGGTCTACGTTTGGTTTGTTGTCTAATGCGTATTCTAAAAACTCTTCAAAAGGAGGAACACCTTTATTAGATTTAATTACATCTTTATTTTCATTTACATTTTCTAAAGGCAATGCCGTGGCATCTGCCGTGGCATCTGTTTGGCTTTCACGTTTACGTTTTTCCCATCCTTTTAATGCCCTTTCTTTTTGCTTACGAGAATGCTCTGAACGTTTCTTTGCTTCAAGTTCTAAACGCTTGTTAAAGTAGTTACCTTCATCATCTATTGAGAACTTACTCAACACGTCACTAGATACGTTAGGTACGGTTATTTTAATAATCTTTTCTGTAAGGTGTCCTTTTTGATGCTGGAGGGCTAAAAGTGTAATGTATTGTCCTCGTTCTTCAAAAGTTAAATCAGAAACGCCTGTAAGAAAATCATTAGAATAAAAAAGAAAGGCAGGGTCTTTAGCCATTATGTAAAGAGTTAGGGGAGGTGCGGCAACACCCTACCAACAGGCTGTAACCTCGCGCTGCCGTAGTTTTATCCCCTTGTGTGTAAGTGCTATTCATTGGTTACATTATGTGAATCACTATTTGCCGTAGTGAACACTACAAATATAAGAAATTATTTGCTTGTTTCGATTATTTTGTTATGCAAAGTCAATTGTTTGTTGCTTTACCTTTTCCTTAAATCTCTTTTCAGCTTCTTGCATATTCAAAATAGCCTGTTTGTAATAACTATCTTTTAGCTCAATTCCGATAGCCTTTCGACCCATTGAAACGGGACTAAATACTTCGCTACCAACACCCATGAAAGGAGTTAATACAACCTCATCAGGATTTGAATACAGTTCAACTAAACGGTCAATAACGTCTAACTGCAATGGGTGTACGTGCTTTTCGTCATCTTCTTCTTTACTATCTATAAATGGTAGCACGTTTCTGTTTCTAATGTCATCCCACACGCTTGATGCGTAACGTTGCCAAATTATATGAGCCTTTTTGTTTGTCTTGTGGTCTTTCCAATTTTTGTACTTAATTAAAATGTCGTTCCAGCTACCATACTTTCGTTCCATTTCAGGTAGTAAAGGCGTTGAACCATAGTACTCATCCATTCCCGTTTCATGTGTTACAGGAACTTTATTTTCACCACCCTTTCTAAATACTAAAACGTAATCAGGAATAGCCGTAAAACATCGCGTTGAATCTTCTACAATGTTTTTGTGCATCAAACTCTGAACCATTGTTCTCATCCTAACCTCTAAAGGTTCTTTCCAAATTGTTATTCTATTGTTGTACGTAAAACCGTATTTCTGATACAACTTAATTATCTCATGCGGAAAGTCCCATAAATTATGCTTTGTAGTGTTTGTGATTACATCTTGACAATGAACCGCGCTGATACGTCCAGCCTTAGTTACCCTTGCGATTTCAGCAATCAGGTACTCGTATTGTTGCATAAACTGTTCTTTGGTTTCACAGTTGCTAAAGTCGTGTTCGCTGCTTGAATAGTTGTAAAGTCCCGCAAACGGTGGAGAGTAAACGGTTAGGTCAATGCTTTCATTTTCGAGCGTTGGCATAACTAGCATGCAATCGCTATTGTACAGCGCGTAACGGTCTGTTATCAATTGGTCTTTTACTCTGTTTTCCATGTTGTTTAGTTTAAAAATGTTGGTTTGATTATTTCCTTATTGAACTCTTTTTTTGATAGGTCAACACTTGTTTTTATGTTTCTCATTATTTGTCTCTGAAACTCTTTAGCTTTTTCTGTTTTATAGGTCAATGCGTCAACAACTCTTTTTTGACCATCAGAAAGCACAATGTCAACGGTTACTGGCTTAGTTTGTCCGAACCTCCAAAACCGCCTGATTGATTGGTAGTATTGTTCGTAAGACCATGTAGGGAAGTAAACAGTATGTTGACAATGTTGCCAATTCAATCCGAATGATGTCATCTTTGGTTTAGTGATTATTCTGTCAATGTTTCCTTTGGCAAAATTCAAAAGAATGTCCTCCTTTTTATCAATGCTCATTCCGCCTAAAATCTCAACGGCATCTTGGTCAAGTTCATTAAGTAGTGCTGATTCATCATTGAAATTGCACCAATAAACAGACGTTTTACCGCTTGCCAATTCCACAGCTTTCTCACAACGTTCTTTAACTGTTCCTTTTTGTTCTTCTCGAACTTCGCTCATTGTTTTTGCAATGCCGTTGAACATTTGTATTTGACCGTTTATGACCCAATTGCTTTCATTCTTAACCCACACTTTGTTCTCAATCAATTCAGGCAACACATAACGGTCATCTGAAAAACCTAAATCAGAGGGCTTTTTAGCCGAAATAGACCATTGATTAACCCACGAAAAAAAGTCATTTTTAGCATGTGGTTTTAAGTACCATTTTGTTCCAATTTCTTGAGGTCGTATGTTGTTCTCGTTGTTTGCGAAAAACCTAGATAACATGTCCATATATGGTAAATAACCTAGTGCTTCGCTACTTGTTCCAAACTCAACATAATCATTTGGTGCTGGAGTTGCAGTACTCAAAAACCTGTAAGGTATCTTCTTAATGAAAGCCGTTATCTGATTCTTAATCTTACCGTCAAAGTTCTTTAATATCGAACTTTCGTCAAGTATAACGCACTCAAAATCTGAATGGTCAAAGTAGTGCAACCTTTCGTAATTGCAAACAACTATCTTTTTCGTATGCTTACCATCCTTTGAATACTCAACGTCATCAACACCTATCTTTTCAGCTTCCAATATGAACTGAAACGCAACGGCTAAAGGCGTTAAAATCAATACCTTTTTGTTGGTGTGGTTTACAACGTTTTGAGCAATGGACAATTGAACCAGCGTCTTGCCTAAACCTGTGTCAAGAAACACCGCTACCCTACCTTTTGCAACCGCCTTTTCAATAACATACTTCTGAAAGTCAAAGGCAATGTCAGGTATAAAATTTGCATCGAAACCAAACTCACCTATCGAGTGCCGCTTGCTTTCTAAAAACTCTTCGTACTTCATTTTTCTCTGTTTGTTTTGTTAAATAGTCATCGCGTAAATCATGCCCAATGTAAGTAGGTTAATTGTAAACCACAAGGGAAAAGCGTATTTCCGAAATCGTAATGTGTTAGCCTTATCCCAACGCCTAACTTGGTATCGTTTCATGCCGCTTCTTTTAAGGTTAAACCGTAAACATCCATAAACAGTTGGTCATTCATTCTGAAACGTTCCTCCGACCTAATTACAGATTGATAAATGGACGACCTATCTTTGCCAAATACATCAGCTAGGACGTGGTGAATGCGCCCGTATGTACTGAACCTTTCACAAACCTTAAAACATATCACATCGCGTTTAGTAACGAAGTTATCAACTCTGCAACGGTTGTTTTCATCTGTAATTTCGTAGCCTATCTGATTAGACCAATAAGTAGCTAAGTTCTTGATTTGCTTTTCTATTGTTGCGTCCTTTGACGATGTGTTAATAAGTTGCATTTGGTTTATAAGCGTTGATATTTCCGCGCTATCTGTTCCGATTAAACATCCGTAATAGCCTAAGATGTCAATGATTCTTTCTTGTTGTTCTGTTGTCATTGCCTGTTGATGTATTCGATTATCTTTTCCATTGTCTCAAGTGATACGGTGCTACCGCAGAAATAACGGCAAACAGTTGAAGGTGCTAAACCGATTCCTTTCGCAATGTGAAAGGGTTTGATGCCTTTCTTGTTAGCTTCGGCTATTACCTCGTCTAGTTTGGGGATGTTAAGGTGTATCATACTACTCCGTCATTCCAATGTCCGAGGTATAGAGTACCATCATTTGGATTTTCACCATAAGCCCACATGAGGTCATAATCATCACTAAAGTAATTTTTCTCTAATAAGATTACGTTTTCAAAGATACATGGAGAATCTCTAGTAGCTATTGCTTTATCACCGTTAAAGTATTTCACAAACTCAATCGGCTTTTTCTCTTCTTGTTTTACTTCGGGTTGCCCGAAGATGCTTGTCTTTGTCATTTGTTATTGATTTGTTCGTTTACAGTGTTTTTTTTTCTAAATCCATTCGAAAAGTTTATAAATGGCTTTCATTTTTCGCAATCACACAATTCAACATCTTCACCGATAAAATGCCTTAAATCGGTAATTACTTCTTCAAGGTTTTCAATCAATTCTTTTGCTTGGTGCTTGTTCCAACACGTTTCAGTTACTTCGCTTGAAGTCACTTCTATAAATTCGTTTTTGTAATTTCTAGTTTTTAACATCACAATGTTTTTTAATACCCGTTAATTAAAGACCACATATTAACAGTTGAACAATAGTCTATTTTATCTTTATTTTCAGATATGTATTTACATGCTTCATATCGTGTTTTGCCATTGTATTTGATACCTGTTTCACTTTCTATATAACTAATGTATTTTAGCTGTTTAATTGTTTCACCTTCACATGTTTTATTACAAAGGTGCTTTTCAGTATCTGATTGATTATTAGCGTTTTTAATCATGTCGTTGTCACGTTTATTAGTTAAAAAACTGGACAATTAGCACACTATGAGTAGTATGCTAATCTGTACATTTCTTCATCTCTTTCAATTTGTTTAGAAGCTGTAACCGCTGCAAGATTTTTTGAATCGCCTGTTTTTACAAGCCAATAAAATGTTTCTTTTTGCTTTTTAGTTAGTGATAAAATGATAGCGTTAACTTCTGTTTCTGAAAGTTGTTTTGCTTGCTCTTGAGTTTTCATGACTTTGTTGTTTTAGTGTTTGTTTGTTTTGATGAATCAAATGTCGGAAACGATTTCGACTTGTGCAAATTTCAAGGCAAAATTTTTTTTAGAGTTCTTCCAATTTAGCTTTGTATTCGTCTATCATTTCTTCAAGTTCCCAATCGTAGAACTTAACCGTTTGAAGGCTTGCAACGTGCATTGCATCAGCTTTGCCTTGTGATTCTTTGTCTAGGTTTTTGGCGAACTCGTATTGCCTACCCTGTTGCATGACATTACACCCGTAACATTGTGGTCGGCAGTTCTCTTCATCCCATCGAGTAGCGTAACGAGAACGGCTCATAAAGTGCCCGCATTGAATCTTTTTCCAATGATAGGAACGCCCGCAAGTAAAGCACTCAACAAAGCCGTCTAGGTTAGCATACTTCAAACGAATATACTGGCTAAACACTTTGTCGAGTGCTTTAACTATTGCAGAACGTTTACGCTTTTTAGGCATCAGAACGGGAGGTCATCGTCTCCATCATCATTAGTACTTGCAGTTGCCTTATCCCTAGCAGCAGACGCAATAACCGCGCTACCGTTTTCTTCGGTGTCTACTTTCCAAGCTGTAAGATTGCAATAAAATTTACCGTTGTACTCATTGCCTCTAATGTCGTAGTGTACGGTTACAATTTGCCCTTCTTGCAAGTTGTCAAGTAGTGCCGTTCTATCCTTAGTAAACTCAAAAGGAATTGTTTGCGGATAGTCTCCTGTGGTTTTTAACACAAGAACTCTTTTAGTAAATCCGCTTTCAAATGTTTGTGTGTCCAGTACTTTATGAACTGGTGCTGTTAGTTGGTTGCTCATTCTAATTTTGATTTGATGTTAGTAATTCTCTTTTCCATATAATCGCTGTAAAAGTCGTTAAATTCCTCGAAACCAGTTTCGTGTTGCTGCCAATATACAAACAATACACCACGCAAACGTTGACTAAGTGACTTACCATTAGGCACGTCGTCAATTGATAGCTTTGACTGTTGCAGCGTTTCAATCTCTTTAGGCGTTAGGTCGTTAGGTGCTATTCCGATTGAGCAGAGTTTGTTCATCAATGCGAACAGTTTACCGCATTCTGTCGGGCTTAATTCCTGCGTGCCGAGTACTACCTTTAGCGTGTTGTCTTTACGCGTTTGTATCGCTTCTATTTGGCTTTTTAGTTCAATCATTGAATAGTTCTGTTTGTTTAACGTCTTTCTTCCTAATAATACCCAAAGCAGTTTCAAAGATTGTTCGCCCAGCTTCGTAGTCAACTAGGTTTCGGGCTACCTTGTTTAATCTTTGACATCCTTTATAATTCCTAAAGTCATATTGATGAAAATCTGATAAATAATCAATGTTGCCAGTCTCAATCATGTTCTTGTAAACCTTTCTTTCTCCAATGTTGCTTGGTAAATTGAAGTTTGTCCAATACAAGTGTCTACCACGTTTCTTTGCAACTATCAAAGGTTCATAAAATGGAATTACGTTCTCAACAACATATTTACCTTCAAAGTAATTGTCAAGAAAAATAACCTCTTCATACAGTTTCATATCTGGGTAAACAGCTTTGAATGTTTCGCGTGTTTTTTGACTAATACGAACCCTAGAATGACTTGGGCAAGGTGGTGAACTCCATATAAAATCAAATTCTTTGTAATGGTCTAATAGATATTCATGAGCATCGGCAACTACAACCGTATCGTTAGGGTATCTTTCCTGATACAACTTTGCCAATTCAAGGTCTAATTCAACCGCTGTAACTTTCATGCCGATGTTAGCTTCTTCTGCTACTTCATCCCACTTGTATCTGTTGCCACCCAAACAAGCGTATAGGTTTAAAACTTTCATCTGTTCTCTGCGCGTATTTCGTCCTCCCTATACTTCTGTGCCTTTAACGCTTCAATAAACGCTTTGTGTAGTTCTTGCCATTTAGAATCCTGTTCGTAAAGTGGTCGAAAGTTAGGCTGGTCAATGCGTTTGATTGTCATTTCTTCGCGAAGTGCCGAAGGTATTTCCATGAAACGTTCCTCGTCAATCGTTGCGTAGATGTACGTTTCGCGGAGGTCGTTAAATAGGTCTTTGCTCATAGGTCAAAATTGTCGTTAATTTTAGCAATTGTTGTATTTAATTGCCACCCACTCCAAGTAAGCACTTCCATGTATGTCCGCTGCCAATTAACCTGCCACAGCAGATGTATTTGTTTGGTGGCAACTCCGCTCGTTCCTCGCTTAATACAACATCAGCTATAAGTAACGCTTCATCACTCGTTTCTGGCTTTTGGCTTTCGAGCTTTTCTTCAAGATAATCAATGTAGCTATCCAAACGTTGGATATGCTTAAACAATTTCGGACTATCTGTGTAGATTTTATTGGCTTCTGAAAGTCCAATATCTCCAATGCTATCTTTAATGTCAGGTCTTTCCATCGCACTCTAAATTTTAAAGGTTATCACTCGTTTCAATTTCAGTTTTGCGCTACCCATAGCCGTTACCGTTGTGTAATAAAAATGATAGATAATCGTATTTATTCCCATTATGTGCCTGTTACATAACATCTTTTAGTGCTCGAATCTTTTCCTTCAAACTAGCCTCTACTGATTCGCTGATTGAATATTTCGCTTTAGCTTGCTCAATCGTTCCTTTACCTTCTGACACGCCTTTTAGTATCGCCATGAATACTTTGTCGCCTTCTTTTACTTCTGTCTTTACAGGCGTTGTTATTGGCTTTGAATTAGTCCCTTTGCCGTGTTCGTTTGTTGCGTCTGCATCCTTCGTGTCATCAATAAGGAATAAGCCGTTTAGAGCGTATTTACGGGCGTAAGAAGATGAACTGCCAAATGATTGTGCGATGTCCATTCCTTTGCGGTTAGGGTCAATTCCAGCTTGTGCCCGAACAATTACTTCATCATCTTTTGACCTTAGAACACATTCAGCTTCAACGTAAACCATGCTTCCAACTTCTTCAACACTGTCGGTAATGGTTAACGTGCAATTGTGCTTTTTCAGTAGTGGTTTGACCGCTTCTAAGATGTCCTCACAGCTTCGGTACTTATACTTTCCAAATGAATTGTATTGATTTTTGGGAGCTTTAAGCTCGTTTTGAATTTCAGTTAGTGCTTTCATCGTTTACAAGGGTTATGAATTTGTATGTCTTTGCTGTTGTCTAGGCTATCGAAGATACGAATAAAATCTGTGCCTAAAGCGGGTTTAATTGGTTGATAGTCAGCGTATCTACATACCATATTGAACTCTAATTCAGTTACTTCAATAGGTTTAAAATCGCCTTTGTTTAGTTCGTTAACCGCCCCTTGTGCTATCGTTCTAGCTAAAGCTGGAATCTTCGGGTCTATGAACTTGTTTAAAAAGTCTATTGATTTCATTTGTCGTGGATGTTACGTGTGATTTCAAAATCTTCTTCAACTTGCGACATGTGGTACTCAAACGGTGAGTATTGATTGTAAATCCATTCAACAGTTTGGTTTTTAATTTCGAAAACATCTGACGAAACTAAGTCTCCCTCATAAATCTTGTTACCGTTCTTGTCAAGTAATCCTGTGAATTGACCTACTGTTTCGGGTATTACTTCGTGGTAATTATCAGATGCGCCATAAAGATTATGAATGAAATATTTGTCTGCGTGCCATATAAATGACCCATAAACCCACTCACCGTTATCAACTCGTTTCCCTCTAAATTTTATCGTTCTCATTTGTCGTTTATCATTTCGTAAATATCGTCAGCTAAATCAATCACATCTAGTTCCTGTACGTCACTCGCCCAATCTTCGCCTACTATTGTAGTAATCTCGTCAAGCGCGTTCTCATTGCCTTGCACCTTTTCAAGAAATTCGATAGGCTTTTCAGAACAGTAGGCGTCTAATAGAATTAAATCGGGCATTCCGTTAGGTTCGTAATGAACTGTAACCTTTAGCCCTTGCCATGTGATGTCTGTTTCTTTTTCCATTATGATGTTGCTTTTTTGATTGCGTTGTCGATTATATCAAGCATTGCTCCAGCTTCAAAGTCTTTTCCATCTACGCTATCCCATGTTATTCCAACTTGTTTTCTAAATATTTTCAAAGCCTCCAACAAATCAGGTGCAGCGGCTATCAGTTTGGCGTTTGCTTTTGCCTTTTCGTAATTCTCTCCAGATATTTGATTTGAGATTTTTACCTGACTTGGTATTGATATTACTTCTGTTCCGCTTGCGAACCATTCTCCTTTCGTGTGTTTACTTTCCATTATAATGTTGCTTTTTTGATTATGACACCAAAATAACGGCATAGTTTTGACTTATGCAAATTTTGACCAAGAAAAAGTGAGAAAATTTAGCCCTTTGTATTCAGACTATCGTAAACGACCTTCGATAATTCGGAAGTTGTCAACCTCGTAACTGCCATCGGAAGGGTCGACAGAAACATACGCAAAGCCATGATTCCATTTGTTGATAGGCATATACTGTGGGTGCATTTCACAAAGACAACCAGTTGACCATGTAGTAACGATTTTACCCTCTAAGTTGTTCTCCGTGTGTTCGCTTGTTTGGTGGTTGTGTCCACAGATAACGCTTGCCTTAGCCCGCATGTAGTACCCTCTAGCTGGGTTAACAGGACTGAAAACAGAGCGCCCAAACTCGTGACCGTGTAGAATGTTCAAGTGTCCAGCTTTGATAATTCGTTTGTCCTGTATTAACTCACAACCGTATTGACCGAACTTTAGCAAAGTGTCTAAAGTAAATTCAGACGTTCCAAGTAGTTCAGGTGCTTTGGTTCGCAAGTAAGCCTCATACCTTTCCTCATGGTTTCCAAGTTTAAAGTAGATAGGGCATTGCAACTCACGCTGAATGATTTCCAATAGTTGCCGACACGCTTCTAGTTCTTCGCTGAACTTTCTTTTACGCGGGTCTTTTTCATAACGCGACAACGCATAGCAATCCAGCGTGTCACCGTTCAACACAACCGCGTTAACTTTCTTTTCCTTGCCGTAATTGATGGCAATGGTCAACGCTTCAATGTTGTGATAAGGTACGTGAATATCCGACAAAAGAAGTATTCGAGTTGCGCCTTTTGGTAGTACATACGCATCCCACTCATCTTCATCCGTGTCAGGTAATCCGAACGGGTTACCAATTCCTAATGCTTTAGCGTGTTGTGCTTTTTCTGTTAAAAGGTCAGAGCCTTCACGATGTTTTCTATCTTGGCTACCACGCTGACCCCTATAATACCGTATAATGCTACGGACATTTTCAACGTCTTTAAATACCTTGACGTTCTTCTTGTAAATAAGTTCTGCAAGTGATTTGCTAGGTAGCTCTTTTGTCAATCCATCGTTCAAGTATTCTAGAACGATTTGACCTTTAACTGTTCTGCTCATGGTTTCGGTTTAGTTAGCCTATTGGTGTTCTAGCTTTATGCGCTCCCAATACTTAGGCGCAACGCGGTTGATTTCGCTTTCCATGTACTTATCGTAAATGGCTTTCAGTTCTTCATCATCGCTGTTTGACTGAATGTTCCTGTTGACTATCAGAATAGCGTTAACCAATTCTTGAACTGTTTCGCTATCTCTGTAAGCATCGTAATCAAATTCTCGTGTAATGTTCATTATGTTAAATTAAATGTTAAACAAGGGTATTTTTTAACGTGTTTTACCTTTGAATAATGTTTCGACCATATCGGACACCTACAAAATGTTGTCCGTTAAAGCCGTAATCGGCTGCAATATAACTTCTTTTTATTGAAAACTGCAAACCCAACCCGAATAAAGGCGTGTATCTAGTTTGAAAATCGCTGATTAACCCAGCGTTTGCGTGTATGCCAAGTGCAAAATTTGCACGTGCCACTTTCGGAGTGTAATCAATGCTAAGATTCTCAGAAATGTTTTGATAGTTCTGCCAACGTAAACGAATATCAACGCCTTTAAAGGTTGCCGTTGTGTCGTATTTCTGAACTTCGGTTAACCATGCTTCGACTATTTTAACCGTGTCAATTAGAAACAACGTATCTAAACGTCTAACTGTTTCGCGTTGGTAGATTGTATCGGTAACGGTTATTACTTTCTTAGAAACAAAACGAACGGTATCAGTTCGCCATCTATCAACGTATTCTGTAACGGGTACTGGTTTCTCAATCGTAACAGTTTCGGTTTCACCACTTCCGCAGCCTTTCCAAGCTACAAGAATGCCTAAAAGGAAACAGACCAAATATGGGAAGTAGGTTTTGAAAAGGTGTGTTTGTAGGTCGGTCATTCTATATCCATTCGCGTATAATTTACACTTTCAAATGACTAATATACGCTTTAACGTATAATTATTGAGTTACCTCAAGAACAAAACCATCGGGCGAAACACCCATCAATGCTTTCATTGTAGCCTTTGAAGCTGTTACTTCTTTGATTCCATCGCCTGTAATATCAATGTGTGCTTTTCCTACCAAGATACAACCACGAATATCAGGCAACCCCGTATTTGGATTTGGCGAACCTGCGTAATTGCCGTGGTGGAATAGAATCAGTGAACGACCTTCAACGCCTGTTACGTGTAAATGATTTCCATACTTAGGCGATTGACGCGGAACGACATCATAAAAACCTTCGGGTATGCAAGAAACGTTCCGTTCGTTATCTTTCCACGGCAGTTCTAACGTCTTACAAACGAACTCTAATTCGCCCGTATCTTCGTCAAATACTTCTAACTCTCCCTCTGTTTGGGTTTCGTAGTACCTACGGCAAAGTTTCGCTATCATTTGTTATCACATTGTCCTGTTAGTATGCAGTGTGCTGTACATTCTATCGGTTTCGTAGCACACCAAACTTTATTCGCCATCACATCTTGCATTTACCATCTCTAAGTTCGCTCCTCATTTCGCTGATAGCTTTCGTGTTTTCGCTTATTACCTCCGCGAATTTCTCAACGTGCTTGTTATTGGCATCTTGCCATTCCTTTCGTTCTTCTCGATGAATATCAGTTAGCTTATTAAGGTAATATACCAACACAGCCAAGAAAATTCCAGCTATTCCGTAGTTCGCAAGTGATTCAAGTATTACATCCATTTTCAATTCTCATTTTACAATTCCAATTCAATATAGTCAATTCCCCTTTCTGTCAATTCCTCTTGCCAACCATCGGGCACGAAAAACCCGTCCTCATACGCAACGGGTACGCATCTAGTACCGCTTACCATGAACGGATCAAACGGCTCAACCTTTAGTATTTTAGACATTCCTTCCACCTGTTATAATTTCTTCTTGAAACGTTTCAACTACGTATTTCACCTGTGAAAGTGTTTGCAGGTTATTTGCTTGACCTGTAATAATTGCACAGATACGGTCTGAACTTTCCCGCGTAACACCACCCGAACTATTGGAAGCATGACCGTAAAATTTGTTTGATGCTGGTGTTGTGCTATTTGGTGAAGTTCCTTCTGTTTCTCGCAATGCACAACCTATCATACCCTGCGCATAATAAGGTTGTAATCTCCACGCTCCGCAAAGCCCTTCGGTATCGTTTGCTCCCGTTTCGTTTGTTGGATTTATTGTTGACCGCCTTATTTCATTGACCGCGCCTCTTGTTTGCCCGAATTGAAGGTTTTGGAACATAAACGAATTGGACGGGTTTCCAAGCGGGTCTGCCAAGTCAGTAGAACCAAAGGCAATTCCCCCACTATTGTACGTGTTTATGTACGTAAATCCAAACGCATCATTCTGTGGATAGTCATCGGGCGCGTGTTTCTTTTCGATGAACTTTCCTAAACCGCCAACCAATCCATCAACGCTAAAATCACCGCTTACAAAGTTGTTTAGCGTTACCGTAGTTGACGGGTCAAAGAACTCAACAGAGTAAGCCA